TACCACATCGAACATTGTAGGACTTTTCTTATGAATTCTAATATCCATGTCTCCACAACTAACATGAATTGTATCTCCCTTCACGTTTAGTCACCTCCTTCCACTGAACCATCGGCCGCTTCTTTCTTACCGATTTCGGTTATATCATTTGAAATATAAATAGATTGTGATTCCTTTGTATTTTGTTTAGGGAACCCAAGCATATCGGCAACATGATCAGGTGAAGTAATAGCTGTACGCACAAGGTTGTAACCGATATTTGTCTTGTTGCTATAAGTAACAAAATCAAGAATATTTATCTTAAACTTAATTCGTTTCCCCGAATTTTGACCATAAAAAAGAAGACTCAAATGGTCTTCAAAATTTTTCATGATTGGTCTAACTGCCTTGTTGTGGATATACATCATTGCTTTCTCAATATCTTCTTTGATTAGCTCTGTGTATGTATCCACATTTATGCCTAAATACTTACCTAAATCTTTTTTATATACATTTAGGTATGCTAGGGTCTTTTCGTCGTCTAACGGGCTTTTAAGTGTGTCTATTGAATACCCTTTTCCAAGAGGAATCATTTTTACAGACCTTGCTTCATCGATTGATTCCAGTTGATCTAAAATTGCATTGATTAATTTTGACTGCGCTCCATTCTGCGGATTGATATGGGCATCTAAATTTAACAAGAATGCTAATAGTCCACCCTTTTTATATTTGTCAGTTAAAGTTTTCTCAGCTGACATAACGCCCTCAAGTGTATCTCTTCCCAAATCAAGAAGGCCTTTTCCTCTTAAATGATCTGCGCCAATATTTTTCACATGACGAATCATAAACGGAGGAATTTCGTGACCACCAATATTAAAATGCTCTACTAAATTATCATCTAACTCTGTAAATACATTTGAAGCTAAATGTATTTGAGTGCCGTTTAATATCGGGAATGTTTCTCCCTCGAGTAAATAGGTATTTGTCATTAATTTGATAAATTCAGATTGCGTTAAATAATCATTAGGATTCCTTAAAATACGAAGTGCAATATCATCTTTAGTTTCATTCCCGAATTCATCTTCCACAACGATATCAGCCAATACCATTTGATTACTGATATCTTGTAACAACTCGTAAACATCGCTAGATTGTAAGATGTTTGAATCTGTAACATACACACCACCATAACGAATACTCTTTCCTAAAACATCATCAAGATAACCACGCTTTTCAGCCTTTTTAAATAAGTAATTTGAAAATCTATCCCTTAAACCCAATTTTTCACCGCCTCTCTATCGATAAATATCACCAATCAATTCATCCATACCTTCCTCTGTTATGCTATCCATAACCATCATCGTTTCTTTATGAGCAACTAAAAAAGCAACAAATCCATCAATCTTCTTTTTGGACTGTCGCTTACTTGGGGCTTTCATTCCGTTAATATTTGTTACTACTACAACATTAAGGGCGCAATAAACAAATAAAGGATTGTCTGTAATTAAACGCTTTTCATAAATTAGTATTTCTGAATCATCAAGCATTGCATTCATAACATTTGGATACTGATTTACTGCAATACATTCTAAACCGAGATTTTCAAGCTTCTCTATTAACTTTTGGGACATTGCTGGATCATAGTTTATTTGTTGTACATCGTACAAATCCATACATTCAACGATATATTCCATAACTTGATCTTGGTCAATCATTTTCCCATCACAAAACGTAGCAAAACCACGTTCAACCATATCAGTATAGGGAACATTATCCTCTTTTTCTTTAAAATCAATATTGTCATTCGGAAGAAAATACATCTGTTTAACTTTTATAATCGACCTTCCTTCATCATTGTGTGAAGGGAAGTTTAAACTCACGCATGTTAAGTCTGTTGTTTTAGATAAGTCCAATCCTAAATAACAAATTTCACCTGTAAGATCACCCAAATCTTCCACAAGAACATGTTGTACTTGATCATGTTCAAAATAATTTTCAGCACCATTTACGAAAACATTTAAATGCTTGGAAAGGAACTCAGCTTTTGAATGTGCCGACTGTTTCGCCTTTTTGAACTCAATTTCAAGTGTTTCCATTGTAACGGAAACACCAATATTCGGGTTAACCATTTCCCAAACTTTACGATCTTCCCAATCATAATTTTTATTCGGCTCCCAGATTGCAACAAACAATGAATCGTCATCGTCATTTTCCAAAACAAGTTTCGCATATTTATAAACACGCATACCGACAGATGAAGCACCCTTACCAGCTGTTGAAATATTAAGCATTATTGGTTGTTCACGAGAAATTTGCGCTGACTTCAAGTTATCATACATGTCCATATTTTCCTGTGCATGGAGCTCGTCATTTAACACAAAATAAGGGTTCTTTCCTTCAAGACCCTTCGTATTTTTCGTTAATACTTTGAATTTATTTTGATATGCAATTCCATTGATGCTATATCGATACATAGCACCACTAACTGTTCCATTCACACCTTTATAAATTTGTGTATGTCGTGCCAGAGGTTCAGAGTTTTCTATCGCTTGTGCAATTGGTTCAGCTGCATTTTGTGCTTGTTCATAATCTGATGCCGCACAATAACAATCCGCTCCAAGTTCAAGTTCTCCATACATAGCATAGAGCAATGCACCTGCTGCGATAATTGTTTTTCCGTTCTTTTTTGGTACTTGAACATATGATTCACGAATAACACGGACTGTTTTTCCTTTTTCGTTTTTATGATACCAACCATACATATTCGCAAAAACAAACATTTCCCAAAGCTCTAATTCCATCAATTGACCTGCAAGTGGTCCTTTAACATGACGGATGAACGATTGAACGAAATCTAACATTTCATTCGCTCGATCTACATCAAACCAAATATCTTTACGCTTTTTCCAATTCTTATAACGTTCTACAGCAAGAATGATCGACTTCGGGTACTTCTTTTTATTACGCATGACGTTATTCGTATACTTATCAGCATAGTTAACGCCTGGTGTAATGATCATTGGGTTTTCCGCCATTTATTCCGATGAGCTGCTAATTCGTCTTCAGGCTCATTAGATTGAATATTCCCTGCATTTTTAGGCGTTTTTTGTACACTTTTCCCCTTATTCGTCATTCCTAGAGCTTCTAACATTTTATTCTTCTTATCATTCCATGTTTCAACTTGTTGAGCGAGCGGATGTTTCATTTCATTTACTGCACCAGCCTTGTTTTTATGCGTTTTTGTAGGAGCAAAACCATCGGCTTTCCATTCTTCAAACATCGTTTTATAAATGATAAAAGCATCTAAATAATTATCCATTAACGGTTCTAAGGAAGGTGTGAAATTGTCATCTTCAGTCAATAATTTTATGATTCTATTTCGTTCTTCATCCCTTGCAACATCTAGCATTTCTAACTTTTTCTTCTTTGACATTCGAGCCATTTTCACACCCCCCTTCATTTTCAAAAAATGGCGCAACTATTGATATGCCCCCTACGCTACCTATCCTCCCCAGAGAGGAATTTTTAACTTTTGATAGGGGGGCTTCCAAAATAACTCGGAAAAACTTTTTTCGGTTTATCTTCATTTTCTTCGATTGTATGACAAACTGGACAAAGTAACCTTAAGTTATTTTCTTCTAATTTAAGAGTTTGGTCTTCTTTGATTGGGATTACGTGATGAACATGAGCACGCCTACCAAAGACAAACTGTCCACATCGTTGACAACATCCCTTCTCTCTTTCATATACCTTTGACCTGACAAACTTCCATGCATCAGTTCGATAGAATGATTTGTTATCATGATGGTAGATCTTCTTATCTTTCTTCTTCCTTGGCTTGTTACGCTTATGCTCTTCACAGTAACGTCCTTTGCTTATCTTGTTATGGCAGCCATTGAAGTCACAGTATTTCATGATAGTAAGTCAATGATATCTTCTTTCTTTTTAACATCAGCTGGAATCTCAATGCCTAGCTCATCAGCATACTCACGTAACTCTTTTATTGTCTTATTACTCAAGATAAGGTCTGTACCTGCTTCACCAATTGCCAACGTATCTTTAGTCAAATACCCTCCTGTTGCAAATCCTTTATCAGCAATCATACTCTCAGGATTAACAGTTACTTCAAATTCTGGTTCTTCACCTGTAGGAACAAATAGACTCTTCTTCTTTTCATTATCCCAATACTCTGTACCTGATATTGTTTTTCTTGTTTCAGTAATCAATTAGATTCACACTCCTTATAATTATTTTCTTTCTTCCAAGTCTCGAACTCTTCTTTAGCAAGACCCAAACCTTTATCTAACCATTGCAACTGTATCTTGTTTTGTTCCACAATCTCAGAGCTAGTTTTAATTGTTACTACAATCTGTTCTCTTCTAGCCTCTTGTTCTTTAATCCACGCATCCATTTGCTTTACATATATCTCATCTGGACTCATTTACTTAACACTATCCTTTGTAAATGCAACACGTTTGCGCTTATCTTTACCTAGATAACCTCAAGAACTCTCTCATACCATCTACAACCTCTTTATCGTTTTCAATAAGCCTACCTTTGACATAGATATCTCCATTACTTTTCAAAGATACAATCTCTTGTTCACCAACTTTTAAAATGATACTGTCATGTGAAGTATCTCTTGCCAACTTATTTAAATCTCTATTATGAAATATAAGACTCATCTCTACACCACCTATGTAATTTTTTGCATAATAAAAAGCACCCGTTCTGGATGCTTTTTATAGTTTGAATTTTTCTACTGTATCTGTTAGCTCAACTGCTATTCCTAATAAGCTTTTTTTCGTTCCTGTTTCTGCTTCTTTCTTTTTAATAAGCCACTCTGGATAATTTAATTCTTCCAGTAGATTTCTGAAATGTTTTGGATTTACTTGTAGGATATCAGGATTTTTCCCGTTAAACCTTCGATATTTCATTAGTGCTTCTAATAATTCTTCATTTAACATGAATTATAGTTCCTCCCCTTATATTCTACATTTATAACTATTCATTACTGTCTACAATGATTCCATTTCTTATATAGTTTAAAAAGAGGCTGTTATGAAATTCTTAAAAATACTACTTATTCTCTTTGTTTTTATCATTCTTACATGGTTTTGGTTTCCTAAATAAAAAAGAGCAACCGTGCACCAGTTGCCCTTTCATCAATTTTTTATGTTATTACTATAAACTCTTTTTGCAATAGTTAACATGAACTGAAGTGAACTTAACATTTTGTTAACTTAACTTCTGAGCATATTCAATCATACGCTTTATTTGCGCGTGTTTATTATAGATATAGCGCGGACTATAATGTAACTCTTCAGCAAGCTTTTCCAATGTTTTGCCCTCCACATACTTACCATACATGATCTTGTGTTCCAAACCATGGAATGTACTAATTACCTTTTTGAAATCAAACATGTCATTCATTTTTAAAGCTAATTCATGTTCACGAGTAGCAATACGATCTTCTAGTTTCGCTCCTTCTGATTCAGCTGTTAAACGTACTTCCCACAAATCACCACCAGCCCAGCGTTTTAATTCGCGTTTACTTCTATATAAGTCATTTTCCAAATAAATGATTTCATCTTCTAATTTTTGATAATCCTTTAGCCACTCTAACATTATGTGTGCCACCTCACTTATTTTAAGATGCCAGCTTGCACAAAAATATTTCTCCATGCATTTGTAACTCTCTCCTTATCCATTGCTCTTGCGCGACGGTCAATGGCTTTTTTTATCTTCTTTTTCTTTAAGTTAGCCACATCAACACTTCCTTCTCTCTATTTTTTAATCGAATCTTATTAAACGCTATTTATAGCCTGAACGAGCCGTTTTAGCACTTCCTAGACTTATTGTATTCTCAATCAAAAACAAGCCCTTTCTTACGTGATTTTAGCACCCCGTTCATTCGAACTGTTGTTCTTTGACTAGCACCTCACGCAAGTCATTAATCGTTATACCCTTCTCAATTAAATCATCCTCTTGTACATGGCAATTACGAACTTTTTCAACTGCTTTTTCCATTGTTTCTGCTTCAACAACTGTTTCATACATTTTCATTTGAGTAAAGGTAATATTGAATGTTTTCATTTCGTTCTCCCTTTCTATTCAAATAAGAATTTTGTTTAATTTCCATTAACCGTTTTATCCAATTTACATATAGTAATATCATCCAAGTGAATACCTAGGTCGCTCTGGACCAGCCTCCTGGTGTTCCTTGTGTTCCTGTTACAAAAGAATCCGTTTAGCATCAGCGGGTTCTTTTATTTTTCTGCATAAAATAACTATTTTGTTTAGTATTTTTTCATATTGGTAGCTTTTTTTCTCATTCACAAACACCTTCATATCCTATTCATTTTGTGCATATGTTGAATAAGATTTTCCATCTGAGGAGATGAACATATGTCAAAGAAAACTGAATTAAATACACTTAAAACTCTGCATAGCGCTACATTAGACCTAAGCTTAATTGGCCCTACATTTCTCGCTTTCCCTGCTGAAAAACCTAAATCCTCTACTAGTGAAATCGAACATACCCGTGACACTAAAGCTACTGGAACTATTCAACCAAATCCATTTGAAGTATTCGTCCTATCTGGGGGCGTTGATGGAGATGGTTCACAAGTCACTCCATTTGGAACTATTCAACAAGGAATAACAGCAGTATCACCAGGAGGAATAGTACACATATTAGCAGGAACATATCCAATTTTATCGACAATATTAGTCGATAAAATTGGGATTACTCTAAAAGGTTATCCTGGTACACTAATCAACTTACAAGCAGCTACAGTCCCGTTTATCATTACTGGAAATGGGGTTACTGTTGATGGTTTAACAATAACAAGCGACCATCCATATGCCGTTGAATTTATTCAAATCGGCGGGACCAATCATAACATCATTAATAATATTATTTTTGGTCCCCCACAAGCTGTTCCATCTACAGGATGGATTGCAAACCGAGGATTTGTTACACAAATTGGAAATACAGCCAATTTATTAGTGAAAAATAACATCTTTCACTCTTTATTCCAACCTGCATATTTAAATCGCGATACCACTGGATATATTATTAATAATGTCACTTTCAATACAAAAGGATTTGTTGTTGACCAATCTCTTTTTCAATTTTCCGGAAATTCCTGGGGAAGCCCTGCTAATACAACTGATATAGCGTTATTAGTTGGCACTATGACAGGATCTCCATATGACCCGCTGGAAATTCTAACAATAAACAATACTAGTGCCACAATTAGTGACCTACGATAAATTAAGTAGAAGTCTCTTAAACATCTTGAAGAGACTTCTATTCTCCTTTTATTATACAATTCAAATTTTGTCTGACTTTAATAAATCTGAACCTACATTTTCTCTCTATGCTGATTTAAGATAGTCTCTAATGCAATTGCTGTTCCCTCATTCGCAATCCATTGGCCACGATAGTAACCTGATAAACTTAAATCTCCAGCATCATACGCTCTGTCCGATTCCTTTCTGCTTTCTTGTGCTGATTGTTGCAATTGATTTATATATTCCTTGATTACTTCCTTCATTATCTCCAGCTCCTTTTTTAATTCCTTCAGTTTCTCACAATCGATTTCTCGAATCGTACTGAGGCATTTTTTCCAGTTCTACTTACTGGTTTTGTTACAGCCTTTTCTATATCCCATTTTCTAGTGATTACTCTTGTCATAAACGTGCTATAGCCAATTCCCTTGGGCTTGGCTCGTTCTAACCACACTTTTCCCAAACCCTTTCTTTTTATAGCTGGTTTTGTAGAGGCCTCTTGATATCCCCAACCGCTATTTAATCTACTGGAAAATGTAGCAGCGTTTATGCCATTCGCCTCAGCTATTCTACGCCATTTCGTGTGCACTCCCTCAAACCTGTTATGTCTTACGCTTCTCGGCGATGCTGTTAATGCTTCTTCTAGATCCCATTCGGCTTCATAAACACGATAATGTAGCGTCTTTCTACTAATTCCATTAGATAAAGCTTTTGCATATTCTTCATCGGTTAACCAACGATTGAAAGCCATCACTTTTCCTCCTAATCTAGCGCTAAAAATTCCGCTCTATTACGATTTGAATAAGTTACCCTAATCTTTTGAATACATTTCCCGTGCTCTTCTAAAGTTGCATTCCAAGCTTCGGTTTCGTTCTTAGCATCAAAACAATCCATTTTTTGTCTTTCCTCTTTATCGTAAAAATGCACTTCAAAGCTTGGATTCAAAAATTTCTCACTGGTATTTATAGCGTTGTAGCAGAAACCCCCTATCACATCATCCATCGTTAATTGCTTCATAATCGCATCCCCAGTTATTTAATTTTTTCCGTATACGTAGTTGATACGCGATCAACCTTTCCACTTTGCCATGTAATGATTTGTTCACCAAATCCTGTTGCTGGAGGATTCAGCGGAGTAACTTCACCATTTTTGACCACGTAAATTTTATTATCAGTAACATCAATTTCAACTTTCGTAGGCTTCATACGACTGAAATCCCCCTTTTCTAGTTAGCTAACTTTTTGTTGCTGATTAAATTGTAAATTTTGTTTCATTGACTCGAATTTAATTACGTACGCTTTCCAACGCTTATCATTTTCTTCTTGCTGTTGCTTTGCTACTTCACAATCGCACCCTTCCGTTAAAGTTACACCTGGATAAATTTCTTTACGGATGATTCCTATATTACGGCATAATTCACACATGATTATTCATCCTTATTAGAAACCTAAATTTGCAAGCCTTTGATCAGCTGTTGTGAATTTCAAAACTTTTGAATCACCTAATAAGCGACTAACGGTTTTAGCATCATATTTATTAAAAAGTTGTTTTCCAGTAAAGTTTGTAGTGGTAAATGTACTCATTCCTTGTCTAGCGTTTGATACTGCATATAAAAGACGTTGAATAAAATCCGATGCCTGTCTATTCGAATCCGTTGACCCACTTTCTGCACCCAGATCATCTAATACAACAAAATCAGCTTGGCCAATTAATTGAACGAAATATTGAAGTGTATATTTACTGCTCTTATCATCGAAAGAATCCATAATCATCCTTGTTATTGCTTCTAATTCCACATATAAACAACTTTTCATAAGGTGATAGTTTTCTTCCCCCTGACTCATATCCCAGAAATATTGATTTAATTCATGAAGCACGCTGTATGCTAGGAAACTTTTTGCCGTCCCTTGATTTCCTGTAAATACAACTTTTCTAATTTCTCCGTTCTTTAAATCCTCCAGAGTTTCTTTTACAGCTTTCTTGTGACTAATCGTTTCATCACACCCGGTTCTGTAATCAGATAATCTTGAAAGAGGAATTTTCTTATTTGTAATAACACTAGCC